TTACTTAATTACCTTCTTAGCAAATGCTTCTGCTCTACGTGGTTTAGCATCAAAGTAAGCATTAATAACTAAGCGTACTTTACCGCTAGCAGCTTGTTTATAAGGGTCTACAGTTAAATCAATTCCTCCCCATTGTCCTATTACATAATCAGAGAAATTACCGAGAACCATACCTTTAGAAGTACAAGCTGATGTAGAATAAACTGGGATTCCATCTACTTCTCCGCCTTCCATCAAATAACCAGATACCCCAGCTGATTTAAGAGTAGTCTTTAAAGTAGCCTTAACATTAGGTGCTACAATAAATGCAAGATTACCAGTTACATTTTTATCCTCTAATGCTTGTTCCATAGCTACAATACCTTTAAAGTCTAAAGCTGCGGTATCAGCAGTTACTCCATTAAATACAACCAGCTGGCTTAGTATTTGAGCCAGCAGCATTACCTAAAATAGTTTTCTCCAACTCATTAGAGATAGCTCTTACAATATCATTTTTAAGCATTTCCTCTGCTGATACTGAATCTTGAATAAGGAACTGCTTAGAAATATCTATAAATGCTGTCAAACGCTTAGGCTCTAAATTAACTTCTGAAAATTTACCAGCACCATCAGTAGCAGCATCTACTTCACCAGCCCAGCCTACATTAGAACCACTATATACTGGAATAGATACATTACCTACTAAACCACTCATATAAGTAGCACCAGCCTAAGCCATTACTAAATTTGCTCTAAGTGGCTCTAAAATATTAAGTTTATCTTCTGCTACAATTTCTTGACCATTTGTAGCTACTGTAGCTTGAATATCTCCTCTTTCCTCAATAGGTAAAACAATCTGACCACTGTATGATTGACCAGCTTTGCGCATTTCAGCTATACCAGCGTTTACTACTTCCTAACTCTTTTCGTCTAAATTACGGTTGTTTGCAATATCATTTACTGCTTTAATCAATGAAAATTTACTCATAGTTCTTTTAATTACTTTATCGGTTTCTTTATTTAACTTATTATTAATATCTCTAATTTCTTTATCTACATCTGCAATCTGCTTACATAAATCATTATAAGCACTTTCTTCATCTGCTGTTAATTTTCTAGATTCTGATTTACCAGCAGTAAGAACATTCTTAGCTTGAATAGTAAGCTGTTCCTTCTTATCCAATAACTCTAATGTATTAGCCATTAATTTTATTTTCTAGTTCTTTATAATAATCCTCTATCTCTTTCTTTTCTTGTTCTTTCAAACTATCTAATCCTCTGGTATTAACTGATGTTGCATCATAAGCAGCGTGATAAACTGGTGATACATCATATAACTATTTAATTTTTTTGATAGTACGTAAATAAGTACCGTCCTATCTCTTTTCCCAGTTATCAGAACCTACAGTAAATGCAAATGAAGATGTACTAATATCACCCCTTCTAAGTCCTTCTAAAAGTTCATCACCTAAAGCAGTATTAGGAGCTTCAAAAGTGTACTTTAATCCTCTTTCATCTACAGTAAGTTTTAAACTGCCATTACCTTTATTACACCTAGCTAATACTCCTTTGTCCTCATTGTGATTAAGTAAACAAAGTACATCAGAATTATCTATAACTCCTTCTAATGCTCTACTATCTATAATCTCTTTAAATCCTCCTAAATCGTTTGATTCAGAGTTAAATACCAAAGCATAACCTTCAACCTATTGGCTTTCTGGAGTTGTAGCTCTAACTTCTAAGTTGTTATTTCTTATTTCTTTCATATTATTTAATTCTTAAAATTCTAGCTTTTGAGGATAACCAGTAGTTATGTCATAATTATTAATCTCTTCTAAGCTCTTTAATTTACTAACTGCAGCTTTATGTTTAACAGTAACCATATAAGTAATATCTGCGTATCTCTAGATTTTAGCTAATATAATTCTAGCCTATTTAATGGTGGTACTAAGTGCCTAATTACCAATAGCAAATGATATATATTCTTCTCCTAATAATTCTGCAGCATCTAAACTTACATTATAATTAGCTCTAATTTCTGGTGTTAGCCAAGTGTGTACACCATTATATGTTAAATCATTTACAGCATCAGAATTAGCATAATCTTCTATTTCTAGTATCTTCTACTGTAAAGCTTCTGTTAATTTATCTTTATCTGGCTCTATGTATTTTTCATAGCCAGCATTTATTAAATCTTCTTCTGTAGGATTAAATACTTGTATTGGTATTTCTTCCTATACTCCATTTTCATTTATATATTTATGAATTGTGTGGAGTACTACATTATCATATATTTTACCGTCTTTTTGCCAAAGCATATTTAAAAGTGTTTTTCTATTACTTCTATATTCGGGAAATCGTCTTTGTAGTACTGTGCACAATTAGGCTGTACATATAGGGCATTTTTTACATATGGTACGAATTGTGTGTTATATTCAACTCTAGCGTCCCTTAATAACACTAAATAATCTATCGGATAGTTGACTCCACCAAAGGAAAAAGCACTAATTTGTTTTACCTTTCTTGGCACCGATACTAATAAACAATTACTGACAAATCTAAAAACACCCTCTCCGAACTTTACGACATCAGCACTATATCGCACCTTTCCTATACCATTTTCGTAAGTATGTGAAACGACACTTAATCCCTCTTGTTTGTTATATCCACCTATTAAATTTCTTTCTGAACTATCAACTTTTTGCCCATCTGTTGTAATATACCAAAGTTCATTATCTGTCTGTTTACTAAAATCAATACCTAATAAAGCATCTTTATTACACATTAATAATCTTCTCATTATTTCCACTCTCCATAAGTAGCTAAGTTATTAACTATACTTATCTGATATATGCAATTAGCTTTTATTATTAAAGGCTATTGCCATTTAATAGCATCTGGCAGTGATAATACTGTAGGAGTACTTCCAGAAGCAAACTATAATATATATTCAGCCGAATAATTTGGAGTTGTAGAATCCTTTAACTTAACTACTGTAATGTTTGATTGCTTACCTAAATTATAAAAGGTATTAGCTTCTAAAGCCTTATTTGTTATAGTAGTAACTATTGGAAATCCTTTCGATGTTACAGTAGTTGGTAATGTAGTTAAATAACCAGCATCATTATTTAACTGGCTAATATTTTTTGGAATCTCATTCTTATTAGCTTTATTAACTATATCTGTAGCTGTAATATACTTAGAATCATTTGCTAACTAACTTAATTTAGTAGGCAATTCTTTTTTAGTAGCTAAACCACTTATATCCTAATGCTCTGTAAGGTAATTACCTTTTATTTGAAATCTATCGTTTGCTTCTTCTTTTGTATATCCAACAAATTTTCTATTACCTTTGCCATTCTGTAATATATCTCTATAATAATAATCAGTATATACTATTTCTGACCGATTAAACTACTTATCGCTTGCATTACTATCTAATGTATAATAGTTATAAACATAAGCGATTACACCACTATCTAAAGCTTTTAATTTCTAAGAATCAACAAATATTTTATCTTTTGATTCCTCTTTAATTATACTATTAATTATAATAGTTCTATTAATATTTGTTGTAAATATTTCTATATATAAACCCTATACATCTTGTGCTCTAAAAGAAATACCTTCTGCATTATGTAAGTCTAGTTCTATATAAAAATCAGTATTATTTATTATCTCCATCCTATATCTATTTAGTAGCTGCTTTTAAAGTTTGTACATTAACCTAAACAAAGGTATTATCTCCATCTGGTAAAGCTGGCAAATCTAATTCCTTTCTAATCTCATTCGGACTAATTACACCAATCTAAAATAAAGTATTGTAATAGCTTGCTAGAGATTGTTTATCAGCTCTTAATAATGTAGCAGTATTAAAGCGTACATCTATGTTATCTCTCTCACTAGGCTTATATAATTTTCTCTCAAATTCCAGCTCTATCTTTTCCAATAAAGGAGAAAGAGTATCAGTAAGGAAAGCTAACTCTGTGGCTTCTACTGTTGAATAGCTAGACTTTGATAAATCAAATGCTTTTACTGGAGATACACCAAAAAATCTACATATATCTACTACATTAAACTATCTAGTTTCTAATAACTAAGCATCAGCTGGATTTACTGTAATTGGCTGAAACTCCATATTACCCTCTAATACAGCTACTCCATTTGGTGTACCAGTAACTGGACTAAAAGCTGTCTGCCAGCTAGTTTTTAAGTCGTTCTTTTGTTTACTTGTTAAGGTGCTTTGTACTTTCAATATACCAGCTAAATTTGCTCCACCTTTAAAGAATCCCTAAGCGTGCGCTTCTGAATCTGCAGATAAGCCTAATGTATATTTAGCGTGTGCTAATGTACTAATACCATTGATACCATTATAGCTAAAGTTAAGCAAATGTATCATATTGCAAGCTTCAATAGCATTAGCCATACCAGTAACACTATATACTATATTATCATTAATAGTTTGTGGCTGTACCACAGTTACTAATTCTGCTGGTATATAATGTAAAGCCTTAGCATTTCCGTTATTATCTCTTTCTATATAAGCATACCCATTACCTTTTAAAAGCATACTAATAACCAAAGTCTTTATAAAAGTGAATCTAGTCATTTTATTATTTGGCTCTCTATTTAGTAAGCTGTAAGTAGGATGCTCTGTATATTTAATCTTATATCCATTATTGTCTATTTTATACGGCTCTAATGGTAGCTAAGCAATACTATCAGATATTACTTCTACACATCTATAAACCGTACTAAGTAGTAAAGCCTTACTTTCTGTATAACTTCCAGTACTATTATACATTAAATAATCAAATGGATTACTACGCTCTTCAACTTTTTTCTTTTTACTAAAAATTCCCATTTATTAAATATTTTTTATATCTTTGTCCAACTAAAAATAATCCGTTATGAAAAAAAGTTTATTATTACTGCTATTCTCTTTATGTTTGGTGTCTTGTAACCGTGTTAGTAAAGATGATTATGATACTTTAGAAATCAAATGCAATAGGATAGAATCAGAATTAGAAAATTACATAGTAAAATGTAATGAATTACAAAAGAAGATTGACGACCTAGAATCTGAAAATTCCGATTTAGAATCAGAAAAATCTGATTTAAAAAAGGATAATTCTAAATTGGAAAATGCAACAAGGACTGTATTAGATGGTGTTGAAGATGAGTTAGAAAAATTAAAACGTGATTTACAATATAATAATATTGATAATATGGATGATTTAATAAGAAGATTATCAAATATTATAAATCAACTAAGAGACATTAAATTGTTAAAATCTCATTACTATAATGTGGTACTGTAAGATACATTCCTAAAGCCTATATAATGGCTATAACTCCATCTATCTTTTTAGCCTTAATACCTTTATTAGGCTTAACATTCCCATTATAGTCAGATTTTAATTCAACATTTCTAAAGCACCATCTAGTTATCTCGTTGTTATCTATAACAGTATTACCAGATAATATTAACCGTTCTAGCTCTTTTGTAGGACGGTTAAAGTTTCCCATTGTCTAAGGATATTCTTCTAATGGTAGTCCTATTTCTGTTGCGTGTATTGCCCACTAAGTAGCGTTCCATTTATCGTACCCTATCTTTTGTATATTTAAGATATTACTAGCAGCTACTATATCATTAGTAATATAATCATAATCAGTAACATTACCAGTAGTAATAGTTATTAATCCCTACTGTTTCCAGAGTTTATAAGTTTCCCTATCTGGCTTATCTCTTAAAGCCGATTCTGGTAAATAATAATCAGTTTTAAAGTAATAAATATTATCCTTCTCGATAAGATATGAAACAGCCGTTAAATCTGATGTAGCGGATAAATCTACACCTATATAACATTCACAATCTTTAAAGTCCTCTAAATTTAGCTCTTTACTGGCTCTAACTATATAACTTTCTGGTAGCCAAACATCAGACACATCACACCAGAGATTTAACGTTTTTGTCTTTACTCCTACTTCCTCACTCGGATTATTAATGGCACTCTGTACCTACTCTTTAATGTACTTACTTGTTACAGTAACATTTAAATTTGGTGTACATTTTACCCAGTTATCTTTATCAGTCCAATCATCTTTATCATCTAAAGAGTAGATAGCAATAAACATACTATCATCAGTCTTTAGTTTATTTAGTATTTCTATAGATGTACTTCTTAGCTTATAGCAAGGTAAAGTTTTATCAAATCCAGCAGTAGTTATAGTACATAAATGGGGATTATTTCGCATACCCATACTAGATTTAATAACATCCCTAACTTTACTATTCTTAGCTGCGTGGTATTCGTCTATAAGTCCAAAGCTGGCATTAAATCCATCCAGTTTAGAATCATCTGCAGCAAATACTTTCAGCTTAGAATTATTTAAAGCAAACTATACATTATCTCTATAAGGCTTTAAATGCTTTCCTTTGGGGTCTAACTGCTTGCTAAAATTACTGCAGAACTCAAATGCAATTTTAGCCTACTCTTTACTGTTAGCAGCTAAATCTACTTCTGCTCCATCTTCTCCATCAGCTATTAAATAATAAAGACACAAAGCAGCAGCTAGGGCTGTTTTACCATTCTTTCTACTTACTTCTATATAAGAGCTGGTAAATCGTCTAGTATCGTTATCTTTCCAGTACCAGCCTACTATATTAGCTACTATAAACTATTGCCAGTTCTCTAGCTTAAATGGCTTTCCACTAGATTTACCCATAAAGTGTTTAAGAGTGCCTATAAAGTTAATGGCTTTATCTACTACAGATTCTTTAAAATAAATATCCTCTCTTTGTAGGTCATCTTTAAATCTCTAGCAAGCTAATTTTATAAGCTCTCCTACAGCTATCTTACCATTAAGTACATCATCCACATAATGGTAATATCCTTTCATTATCTAATCTCCTTACTTCCTTTAACAAATTGTTCTAATGGTGATAACTCATCATCAACATTATCTATCTGTGGTAACTTTGCTCTAGATTTTGCAGTTAATCCAAACTCTACCATTACTTTCATAGCTTGAGTTTGTGCATCTTTTGCTACCTTAATAAGTGGATGCTCTGAAATATTACCCCTATCACTGGTAACTGTTAAACCGTCTTTCTGGAGCTGTTTATTTGCTACTATAAAGGTATTATAATTATGTGCTAGCATATTTAAAGCAGCCACATCTACATGTTCCATTACTCCATTATCAGTAAGCATAGCTATTACATCTTTCATATAATCCCTAGCTTCCTTTTGTAAGTGTGTAGGCATTGTAAATTTACTCATAGCTTTTTCCTTTCTACTGATAACTCGTTTAGTTTGTCTTGATAATCTATATAAATTTGTGTATCTTCTAAATCCCATAAGTAAGCTAAATTAGCTATACCTTCTGCATTAACTAAGGTTTCAGCCATCATTTTAGTAAGCTGCTCTACCTTAGTATCATTTCTATTAATAAAATTGTCTATTTTCATTATCTATTTAATAAGTTAGTTAGCGCACTAGGGTTCGAACCCAGACCAGAAGGGTTAGAGCCTTCTGTGCTGCCATTACACCATACGCCAATATATTAAGATAGTTCTTTAACTACCTAATTAAAATCTAATCCATTTGTCTTACCATTTCTGTGTAAATAAGAATGATGCTACTTACAAAGAGATATAAGGTTAGTAACATCATAAGCTACCTTTAATCTCATATTGCCAGAGTAATTTGTGAAGCTATCTTTATGATGTATGTCCTCTGCTGGCACTGTATTACCTAGAGCTAAGCAAATTTCACAAAGCGGATGCTACATTATATAAGATTGCCTTAACTCTCTCCACTATTTACTCTAATAAATGTTAGTTCTCTATTCCTTATTTACCTATCTGTTTTTCTTTATTTGTGCTTTCTTTAAATAAGGCATAATTAATAGTATTATCCATTAGTATTTTAACTGTTACAATAATAATAAAAGGGTATTACGATTCCAAATGATTTTACTAAAAATTTTTACTCGCATTTTATAGTAGTCTGCAGTCCAAAAAATCGAATAGCCGTACAGCAGACACATTAAAAATCGCACTTAAAATTACTCCAAAGTCATTAAATAAAAATTTTCAAAATTATTTTTTAATCAGTTGGAAATGCGTTTTTTAAGTACTATTATTGTTATAGAAAAATTAAAGGTAGTTGTTGCTACTGTGTGTATTCATAATGTTAAATTTTTAGTGGTTAAGTAAAGAATTAGGGCTTTAAGTAGCCCTTTTCTTTGATTTTCACCTAGACAAAACTTGACAAATTATGTATATAGAGATACTAAAAATTTATGTCATACTTTGTCTATTTTGACTTTATAAATGCATATACTTAATTTTTTCACCTAGACAAAATGGTTATAAAAAAATTACAACTTAAAATGTGTTTCTAGTGGGTTACATTTTTTAGTCTTATATAGGCAACAAAATATTTTTTTGTAACCTTGAAAATCAAAGATAATAATATTCTCAACTTACTAATTTAATGATACTATGAACTACTTAAATATTGAATCAAAAGACGGCTTTTTACATTTACCCGATTTACCACAGAATTGCATTTTTAATAAAAAGATTACTGGTTGTGGTGGTACTACCATAGCTTTAAAGAATAAGATAAATTATGTAATAGCAGTTCCAACTACCGAACTGATAGTTAATAAGATTAAGCGTACTGATAGCGGTGTAGGTATTACTACATTTAAAGATGGTACATCAGTAGAAATATTTGGTTTGTTTGGCTTATTTGATTATCAAACAAAGAAATCATTTAAAGAGTACCTTAGTAAAGATGGAGTTAAGAAAATTATATGTACTTATGATAAGTTGCCTAAACTTAAAGAATATCTTAACCCACCAGATTATCAATTACTAGTAGACGAGTATCACTCTTTACTAAAAGCATATAGTTATAGATATGATGCTATTAATGGTATATTTGATTGCTATAAAGATTATAAATCAGCTTGTTTTATGTCTGCTACTCCGATTAATTCAGATTTTAAACCAAATGCTTTAAAGGATTTAGAGGAAATAGAAGCTGTTTGGAATGATATAGAAACATTAAAAGTAAAGCTAGAGTACACAAATAAACCTTATATAAGAGCTGCTAACATTATTAAGGCTTATAAGAATGATGGTTATATATCCGTAAATGGTGTAAAGAGCTATGAAGCCTTCTTTTTTATTAATAGTATTACTGATATATTGATGCTAATAGAATACACAGATTTACAGCCAGAAGATGTTAGAATTATCTGTGCTAATACAGAAGCTAACCAAAAGAAATTAGGTAAATTCCAAATTGAAAATAGCAACTGTCCGAATAAAAAGTTTACCTTCCTTACTTGTAAATCTTTTGAAGGTGTGGATTATGAATCCGATACAGCTTTATGTTTTGTGGTTTCTACAGCTTCTAATATTCATACACAAGCCAGTATAGATACTGATATACCGCAAATAGCTGGTAGAATAAGAACGGCTAATAATCCATTTAGAAAGCTTATTATACACATCTTTAATAACACTTATAAGGATTTAAATTTAGATGTTACTTATAATGATATGAAGCAAGCAGTAGACGCGGATTTAGATGCTGCTAATGCTATTGTTAAGCTCTTTAATTCTGTAGATGATGATAAACAAAGAAAGATGTTAATAAAGAGTATCAATAACAAATATATATCTACTAAAAATGGTAAGTTTGTTTTTTATGATACATTACCTAAGCTGGAGCTTTACAACTATATGGTAAATCAAGTGATTTATAAAAATGGTTTATCAGTTAAAAAGGCTTATGAAGCTACTGGAGCTTTAACTACAGAAGCTGAATTTAATAAAGAAACTGACAATTTGGAAAGTATTACTAAAGCATCTAAGAAAGTAACCTTTAAAGAGGCTTATTTAAAAGCTATTAAAGCACAAAAAGAAGGTAATATATTTGAGTTAGAAAGACTTTGTAAAGAGGAACTAGTAAGAGATGCTATTTATAAACTAACTCCAGAGGATATTAAATCGGCTAGATATACTAAAAAAGGAGTTAGAGAGCTATTACTAAGCAAAAATACTAGACTTAATGACTTTACTAAGATTACTAAGATAATAAAGGATAGCATTACTTATAATGAGTTTATAAAGAATGATAAGTTAGTAGCTATTATAAATAATGCTTATAGTAAATTAGGAATAGATAAAACAGCCAAAGCATCCGATATTAAGCAGTGGTTTGAGATTAAAGAATCAAGAAAAAGTATAGATAATGTACAATATAGAGGATATTACATATTAAGAGAAAAATTAACCTTTAAAATTTAATACTATGAACGGCTACTAGATTAAAGAGAATATAGGTAGAAAGAAATTACAGCAGTTTTTAACCACTAAAGGAGTTACTGATATTAACTTCACAAAAGGAGAGTTTGATAGGATAGATTGCTTCTTTAAATATAACGGAAAAACTGTAGGTGTAGAGATTAAGGATAGAAACCCCAAATATGAGGATTACGATACTTATATTATGGAAAAACAGAAATTAGATTATATGGATAGCTTACAAACATCTGGAAATACTTATAGTTGTTGGATGGTTTACTTTTTCGGTAACAATATGTACCTATTCAAATATAGAGATATTAAGAAATTAATAAAAGATGGTGTTATAGAACTAGAGAATAAATATTTACCAAACTCTACAGTATATAAAACAAAAGATGTTTGTAAAGTAACATACTTATTACCTAAGAAATATGCCAATAAATTTAAGATACACAATAATAACTGAAATAAATCAAATTTACAATGAAAACAAATCACTTTTTAATAGCGTTAATAGCCATTTTTACTATAGTAATAACGCTTAAAGTATCGAAACCAAATACTATTAACACATCCATATTACATATAGAACAGATAGAAACCCCTAAGATAAAGCAAACATACTGTATAGAGAGAAAAATAGGTAATAGAATTATAAAAGATACTGTTATTTACACAGAAGATGGTAGAAACTATAAATTAATGAAATAACTATGAAACGAATAATATTAACATTACTATTAGCATTAACTACATTATGCTCATTTAGCCAAATTAAAGCTACAGAATATACTAATAAATTAGATAGTTTAGGTTATGTAAATTATGTGGATAATGATAGTATATCTGCTTATTTTGCTCCAGATTCAACTTACTTTGTTATAGTAGAAAAGAAAGAACTAAATATAGCAACTGTTACAATTGTACAATATACAAAGGATTGTAAATTTATGAATGCTGTTACTTGCTTTCCTAAATTCTTTAGAAATACACCTAAAATATTCAGCAAAACTGATGAAGGTTTAGATTATGTAATGTACTACGATGAGTTAATTTTAATGAGTGATTATTAAAAGTAAAGCCAGTTCCTTAGTTGGAGCTGGCTTTTTTGTTATCTTCGAAATGTCTTTCTACGAGTGCTTCATCTGAATAATATTCTATTTCTTCATTTAACAACTCTTGTTGCCAGATAGCATCTAATAGGTTTGCATCAGTAATCTTGTCTATAATACCTAATTCTTTACACTTATATTCATAAATATTATATAGTGCTGTATCTGCGGTATGTTTTCCAATATACCATATTATTTTATCTATCTCCTTAACTTTATTGATAAATTCTTCTTGTTTTTCCTTCGGTGTTTTATCCATTAGCTGTATAGCCTTTTTAAGTTTGCCAGTATCTTTTATAATAGATATAACGCTGCTACTAGATAAAGGTAATATACTTAAACCACTATCTTTCATTCTTTCCAACTCTTTTAATTTATCATAAGCAAATAATTCTTGTAAAGCATTTGTTTTAGATTGCTTTACATTACTTATTATCTTTCCTTCAACTCTATTTATTGCATCTTTTAATTTCTTTGTTTTTATAATTTCATCATTATGTGCATAAACTTGATTAACCATCGTGTCATCGGCGTGTCCTAACATTAGGCATACTTCATCTGCTTTATAACCTTTAGCTCTCATTATAGTAGCAAATGTATGTCTGGCACAATGTGAGGATAACAACTTATGTATAGGATTGCTTAAAGGTCTATCTTGTGCATCCTTATAAGTCCATATACGATTTAGTTTTGCTTTTTCTGCTATATATTTTATTGCAGTATTATACTGTGGGTCTCCATCTATCTTATCTATATTAATCTTATATGCACCAGCTCTTAAACAACAAAATCCTTTCCTTTCATATATAAAACCTTTTAGTCTGTTTAATTCATTCTTTATATCTTCTGTTTCTGGGAAGAAAGCTTCTATCTTTTCTTTCTGGGTGAGTAAATGTATAAAGCCTTCCTTTACAGTATAGTTACCCACTAAAAGTTGTTTAAAGTCTGAAACACGCTGTCCACATTTACATTGCAGTAAAAACAAATCTCTATACATAATTTGTTTTTCGTTTAAGTCAGTTACTTCCTCAAAAGCTTTTATTTCTTTATCATCTAATGGAAAATGTACTCCTTCCTCCTTATTTTTCTTATTGCGTTTTAAAGCAATATATTTTACTGGTTGTATTGCCAAATCCATAAAATCATTAGTGCAGCATAAGACTTCATTTATTAGTTTTGCAATAAATTGGCACTTTTGATTTATGCTTTCTTTTCCTCCACCCATTTTACCTACTTCTACTTTAGTAGCTTCATTCAGTAGATAATCTTGATAACTATTAAGTCCTCTTTGTGTTAAAAGTTCAATACTATCATCTATATTACAATCTTTTATATATTTAGTAAAAGATTTCATTTTATTTTTATAACCATTTAAAGTAGAAACAGTTTTTGATTTTCCTTTTTTTATGTAAATCTCTAAAGCACGCTCTAATAATTCGGTTGCCTTTATTTCTATTTCTTTTGTTTTCTTATTTAACATACTTTTATAGATAAAATCATTTAATTTGCTTATATTATCTGGATTATTGCAAAGATACTCAATATATTCCTTATAATATCCTCTTAACTGACTTATCTTATCATTAAGGATTTGATTGTTACGATTATCTAAAGTAGACTGTATGTTACTTGTTATTGCTATCTGCTTTTTCTTATCCCATTGGCTGGGTAACACCTTTAAGCCAGTGGCAAAGTAATGCTGTTTGCCTCCAACATATATTACACAATAAACATTAGTTGGTTTATTAACTATCTTTGGTTTTCTCAAATTGAAATTACAGCTAATTTCATTCACAAATAACTGCTGCTCCATATTGGTCAT